ACTTCGCCCCCGTCATCGTGCCGTGGCGCCTCTGGACGCACCGGCAGGCGGTCGAGGCCCAGCAGGCGGCGCCACAGCGCGGCGAGCTCACGGCGGCGGGTGTTGGCGTCGGTGGGCACCGCTCGACAATGGGCGCAGTCGACGGAACGCGGGAGTCCGCGCGATGAGGCTCCCGCCCACAGCACCCGCTGCGCCCGCATCGCGCGCGCTCCCGAGCGCCCTCAAGGACGCGATCAAGAGCACCCTGCGCGCGACGTGCAAGGCGCTGCGCCTCGCGGTCGGCTCGATCTCCGAGGGCGTCGGCCTCACCGACACGATCGGCGAGCGCTGGGCCAAGGACGGCGTCGACCACCACCTGCCCGTGTGGGTGCTCGGCGACGCCGAGGCGGTGCCGCGGCGCGTGTTCGACGCGCTGCTCGCGCGCGTCGAGGACCTGCGCGGTGATCGGGCCGCGCACCCGCCGGTCGCGTCGCCCGAGGCCGCGTGCGCGGTCGCGCTCGCGCGCGGCGGCGAGAGCGCGGGCACGCTCGGCTGGGCGCTCGCCAACGGCAAGGTCGACCCGCACGAGCGCCCCGAGATCCGCGCGCGGATGCTCGCCGAGATCGCGCAGTGCCAGGCCGTCGTGCGGTCGATCGACGAGGCCGACACGGCCGACGCGCGGAAGGGAGCGGCGTCGTGATCCCCGCGCTCCGCGGCCCCGTCCGCGACGTCACGGCGCTCGTGCTCCCGCCGTCCGGCACCGCGCGCCGCGAGAGCGACGCGACGACGTGGCGCACGACGCCGCGCGGCACCCGCGGCCTCGTCGACATCGTGGACGGCGCGGGCCACGCCGTCGCGCAGTGCGTGCACCCGGCGCACGCGCCGCTGCTGCTCGCGGCGGCGGCCGAGGCCGTCGCGCTGCGGGCGCGCGTCGCGGCGCTCGAGGCGACGCTCGCGGCGAGAGATGCGCGGCAGCTCGAACTGCCGGGCGGTGGGCGATGAGCGCGCGCCGCACGAATGAAGCGGCCCGGCGTGTTGCAAGCACCCGGGCCGTGGCTCCGAACCTGAACGAGAGGACCGAAGCAATGGAGATCGTATCGCAGTCCCCAACGGGACGCACGCCGCCCGAGTACGAGGCGTTCATCGCGGCGAAGCACCCCGCGCGCCACGCGGCCGGCTTCGAGCCCGCGCTGCCGCTCAACACGCACCTGTTCCCGTTCCAGCGCGAGGTCGTCGCGTGGGCGCTGCGCGCCGGGCGCGCGGCACTGTTCGCCGAGCGCGGCCTCGGCAAGACGCTGCAGCAACTCGAATGGGCGCGCCACTGCGCCGCGCGCACCAGCGCCCCGGCGCTCGTGCTCGCGCCGCTCGCCGTCGCGCACCAGACGCAGCGCGAGGGCGCGAAGTTCGGGATCGAGGTCGCGGTGTGCCGCGACCAGAGCGACGTGCGGCCGGGCGTCAACGTCACCAACTACGACCGCCTCGAGAAGTTCGACGCCGCGGCGTTCGGCGCTGTCGTGCTCGACGAGTCGAGCATTCTCAAGGCGTACATGGGCGCGACGAAGCGCGCGCTCGTCGAGGCGTTCGCGGCGACGCCGTACCGCCTGTGCTGCACCGCGACGCCGGCGCCGAACGACCACGTGGAGCTCGGCAACCACGCCGAGTTCCTCGGGATCATGCCGTCGCCTGAGATGCTCTCGCGCTGGTTCATCAACGACACGATGGCCATGGGCAAGTACCGCCTGAAGGGCCACGCCGAGGCTGACTTCTGGCGCTGGGTCGCGTCGTGGGCGGTGTCGCTGCGGCGCCCCTCGGACCTCGGCGCGGCGTACTCGGACGCTGGCTACGACCTGCCGCCGCTCGAGCTCGAGACGGTGGCCGTCGACGTCGACATCGTGACGGGCCGCGCCGAGGCCGAGCTGTTCCGTGACCCCGCGCTCTCGGCCACGAACATCCACGCCGAGATGCGCCGCACGGCGCCCGCCCGCGCCGCCGCCGTCGCGGCGCTCGTCGCCGCCGAGCCCGCGGAGCCGTGGCTCGTGTGGTGCAACACGGACTACGAGGCCGACGAGCTCACGGCGCGCATCCCCGAGGCCGTCGAGGTGCGCGGCTCGCAGCCGCTCGCGACGAAGGAACGCCGCCTCGCGGCGTTCGTCGACGGCACGGCCCGCGTGCTGATCGGGAAGCCGTCGATGCTGGGCTACGGGCTCAACCTCCAGCACTGCGCGCGCGTCGCGTTCGTCGGCCTGTCGTACTCGTTCGAGCAATTCTACCAGGCGCTCGGGCGCGTCTACCGCTTCGGCCAGACGCGCGCCGTGCGCGCCTACGTCGTCGGCGCCGCCACCGAGGGCGCATTGGCGGCGACCGTCGAGCGCAAGACGCGCGACCACGAGCGGATGCTCGACGCGATGGTCGCGGCCTCGCGCGCGGCGCGGGGTGCCGAGCGCGGCGCGCTCCAACTGACCACGGGCGGCGACCGGCCGATGCGCCTGCCGGCGTGGCTGCGGACGCAGGAGGCGGCGTGATGCAGGTCAAGGACCAGTGCGAGGGCGAGGGCTGGGTGCTCTACAACGGCGACTGCGTGGACGTGGTGCGCGGGCTGCCCGCCGCGAGCGTGCACTTCTCGGTGTTCTCGCCGCCGTTCAGCGGGCTCTACATCTACTCGGCCGACGCCCGCGACATGGGCAACTGCGCCGACGACGAAGAGTTCTTCCGCCACTTCGAGTTCCTGATCCCGGAGCTGTACCGCGCGACCGTCCCGGGGCGGCTGTGCGCGGTGCACTGCAAGCAGCTCGTGAACTACCGCGGGCGCGACGGCATGGCCGGCCTGCGCGACTTCCGCGGCGACATCATCCGCGCGTTCCTCGCGCGCGGCTGGGCGTACCACTCCGAGGTCTGCATCTGGAAAGACCCGGTCATCGAGATGCAGCGCACGAAAGCGCACGGCCTGCTCTACAAGCAGCTCCGCGCGGATTCGTCGTTCTCGCGGCAGGGGATGGCGGAATACCTGCTCGTCTTCCGGCGCTGGCCGCGCGACGAGGCCGAGGCGGCGCGGGTCGAGCCGGTCACGCACACGGCCGCGACGTTTCCGCTGGAGATGTGGCAGCGCTACGCCTCGCCGGTCTGGATGGACATCCGCCAGACCCACGTGCTGAACGTCCAGCAGGCGCGCGCCGACCGCGACGAGAAGCACATCTGCCCGCTGCAGCTCGACGTGATCGAGCGCGCGATCAAGCTCTGGTCGAACCCCGGCGACGTCGTGCTCTCGCCGTTCGCCGGCATCGGCAGCGAGGGCCACGTCGCGCTGCAGGAGGGGCGGCGCTTCGTCGGCGCCGAGCTCAAGGCGTCGTACTACCGCCAGGCCGCGGCGAACCTGCGCGCCGCGCGCAAGCAGCTCTCGCTGCTCGACGCCGCGGGAGACGCCGAATGAGCGACGGACGCGTGTACTTCATCCGCTGCGGGCTCGACGGCCCGATCAAGATCGGGTTCTCCCGCGACGTCCCGGGCCGCCTGCGCCAGCTGCAGACGGGGCAGCCCGAGAAGCTCCGCGTGCTGCGCGCGATGCGCGGCACCCCGGCGACGGAGGCGTTCCTGCACCGGAAGTTCGCGGCGCACCGGCTCGATGGCGAGTGGTTCGCGCCGCACCCGGAGCTGCTCTCGTACATCATCGACAACACGCTCGCGCCCGACGAGCGCCCGCGCCCGGTGCCGACGCCCGCGCAGCGCGCCGCGGACGCGTTCCCCATGACGCCGATGGATCGCGAGGAGCTCGCCCGGCAGGCCCGCGCGGTGCGGGAGATGCTCGCGGCGAAGGCGCCGAAGAAGACCGCGGAGCAGTTCGCTCGCGAGGCGTCGAACGAGAACGCGGCGCGGCTGGTCGAGCAGGCCGACGTGCTGCGGGACTGCGCCGCCGCGCAGCGCCGGAGGGAGTCGCGATGATCCGCGCATTCGAGGCCGCGAAGGTCATTCCGCACCCGCGCTTCCGCGCGCTCTCCGAGGGCGCGCAGGCGCTCTACCTCGCCGCGCTGCGCGACGCGAACGTGCTCGGCTGGATCGCGCGCCCCGCGCTGCTGCGGCTCGCGCTCGCGCACGGGCGCGGCGGCCTCGGCGAGCTGTGGGACGCGGGGCTCGCGTGGGCCGAGCAGGGCGACGCGGGCGCGTGGCTGCACCTGCCGCAGACGCTCGACCGCGCAGCGGCGCTCGGCGACGTCTGGGACGACGTGGCCGCGCGCACGCGGGCGCACTGGTCGCGCGTGACCGCCGAGGTGATCGACGCGGCGCCGCCGGGGCTGCCGCAGGCCGAGTGGGACGCCGGCTGGGACGCGCTTGCGGTGCGGGCGTCGGGAGAACCGCTGTGACGAGCTTCCGGGTCAACACCGTCATCTGGGACGACGAGGAGTTCGTCGGGCTGAGCGACCTCGCCCGCACGCTCGTGTTCCTGCTCATCACCGGGCCGCAGGCCACGGTGCTCCCGGGACTGCAGCGCGGCTCGGTCGCGACGCTGGCCGACGCGCTGCGCCGCCCCGTCGGCGACGTGCACGGCGCGATGGGCGAGCTCATGGAGGCGGGCATCCTCGAGCACGACGAGAAGCGGCGGGTGCTGCGCGCGCCGAACGCGCCGAAGCACAACGCGGCCGAGAGCCCGAACCACCTCAAGGCGTGGTGGAAGCGCTGGCAGGAGATCCCGGACTGCGCCCTGAAGTTCGAGCACGTCGCCGCGCTCCGGGCGTACGCCGGGCTGGACCAGGAGAGCCACCGCAAGGTCTGGGAGAGCACCTTCGGAACCGTCCCGGAGCCCAAGCCCGCGGCTTCCGTAGGGGTTCCGCCAGCGCCTGGGCAGGTGTCGGGGAGGGACGGCGAAGCCCTTGCGAAGCCCTCCGGGAGCCCTCCCGAAGACCTCTCGAACTATGCTTCTGCTTCTGCTTCTGCATCTGCGAGTGCAGACGCGCCCGCGACCCCTCCACCCACCCCTCCGCCGACCCGCCCCCCGAGCGAGGCCTCGCGGCGCCCCGGGAGCCTGCCGGCCGACGACATCTGCTCGGCGATCCTGCGCGGCGCCCGCGACGCCTTCGAGCCGACGGCCGCGGCGACGCTCAAGGTCGCGTTCGCGGCGATCGTCAACGACCACGAGGTCACGCTCGCCGAGCTCGAGGCGCTCGGCCGCGAGATGCGCGAGCGCCCGCCGCCGTGGGTGACGTCGGGGCGGCTCACGATCCCGATGCTGCTCGGCAAGGCCCGCGACGGCGGGAACTTCACGAGCCTCCTGAGCGACATGCGGAGCCGCCGCGCGCGCGCCTCGCCGCCGGCCACGGCCGCGGTGTTCGACGAGTTCGCGCCCCCCAAACGAGCCGAGGTGTCCCGTGGTTGAGAGCGAGCGATTCCGGGTCGACGAGATCGAGCACCTGCTGCTGGGCGCCGCGCTGAGCGAGCCCGCGGCGATGGCGGCGGCGCGCCCGCGGCTGACGGCCGCGGAGTTCGGGCTGGCCGCGCACGGCACGCTGTGGGACGCGGCGTGTGCGTTCTTCGACGCGGGCCGCCCGCTCGACCTCGCGGCGCTGCGCGTCGCGCTGCGCGAGCGCGGCGTGCTCAACGCCGTCGAGCAGGGCGTGCGCCTCGCGCCGCTGCCGTACATGCCCGCGCCGGCCGAGCGCGTCGCCGAGTGGGCGCGGCTGATCGGCGCCAACGCCCGCGCGCGGCGCGTCGCCCGCACCCTCGGCGCGTGCCTCGCGAAGCTCGAGGCCGACGCGGAGCTCGGCGCCGACGAGTTCGCGTTCGCGTGCCGCGAGGCCGTCAGCCGCAGCGCCGACGAGCCCGAGGCCGCGGGCGAGTCGTGGCTCGACGAGGACATGGACGCGCTGCAGCGCGAGCTCGAGGCGGCGGAGCGGCGCGGCACGACGACCGAGGCGCTGACGACCGGCATCGAGGAGCTCGACCGGCTGCTCGGCGGGCTGCGCCCCGGGCAGGTCTACGTGATGGCCGGGCGCACCGGGCAGGGCAAGACCGCGCTCGCGACGTCGATCGCGCTCGGCCTCGCGATGACCGGCCGCCCGCCGGTGCTCTTCGCGTCGCTCGAGATGACGCCCGAGGACATGGCCGGGCGCGCGATGGCGTGGCTCGGCAACGTCGCGCAGTCGCGCATCCGGCAGGGGCGCGAGGTGCCGATGACGGGCGAGGAGTTGCAGGCCACGAACGCCGCCGCGGGCGAGATCCGGCGGCGCGTGCGCGTGCTCTCGGGCGACCTCGCGGTGCGCGACGTGCGCGCCCGCGCGCGCCAGCTCCAGGCGTCGCACGGCCTCTCGCTCGTGGTCGTCGACTACCTCCAGTTGATGCGCCCCGAGGCGAGCGGCAAGGCGAACCGCGAGCGCGACGTGGCCGAGCTCTCGCGCGGTTTGAAGCGCCTCGCGCTGCAGCTCCAGGTGCCCGTGATCGCGCTGTCGCAGCTGAACCGCGAGGCCGACGAGCGCGCGACGCCGGTGCTGAAAGACCTCCGCGAGAGCGGCGCGATCGAGCAGGACGCGAGCGCCGTGGTGTTCCTCTGGCCGAGCGAGTCGCCCGACGTCGTGCGGCTGATCGTCGCCAAGTCGCGCTTCGGGCCGTGCGGCGAGGCGAAGGCGCTGTTCATCCGCGCGCTGACGCGCTTCGAGACGTACGTCCCGCCCGAGAGCGACGGGCTCAGCGAGTACCAGCGCGCGATGCGGCAGCCGCGCCCGGCGAAGCGCCGTCGCAACGTGAACGCGCGCGGAGGCGACGCCGAATGAGCGCCCGGCACGAATCGCTGGTGTACGCCGTGGCCGGCACGATGCGTCGCACCGGCGCGCGCGCGATCAAGATCGGCTACACGCGCAACATCGCCCGCCGGCTGCTCGACCTTCGCGCGGAGCACGGGCTCTGCGAGGCGCAACTGCTCGCCGTGGTGTCCGGGGACGCCGCGCGCGAGCACGCCCTGCAGCGGCTGCTCGCCGCGCACGGCCATGCACTCGATCCGTCGGGCGGCGGTCTGTACCGCAATGGGCTGCACGAGCCGGAATGGTTCCGCGACACGCCCGCGGCGCGCCAGCTCATCGCGACCGCTCTGACCGCCGCTCCGGAGGCCGCCCGTGTCGCGTAGCCTGCCGCCGCTGCCCGCCGCCCTCGCGGCGAAGCTCGCCCCGTCGCCGCGGCTGCCCGTCGCCGCCCCCACGCGCCCGACGGGGGCGCGCCAGCGCTCCCGGCCGTCGCCGCGTGCGGCCGGGGCGTCGGCGGGCGCTGGCGGGGCGCGTGGTGGCGCGGGGCCGGAGCCGGAGCGCTCGCCGTCGCCGCAGCGCGCCCG